GTAAGATACTTTTCCAATAGACTGGCCTGGAGCTGTGCCCTAACAATATCATCATAGGCTCTTGGTTCTATGTGAAAGAATTGGTCAACCCCGAACAGGAGATTATACAGATTTTCTGTAGCTCCATTGATAGCCTGCTTAGTAGCTGGAATCTTTATCTGCGACCGTTCAGTTTGCCTGGTTTTATCTTCATCGGTTTCAATTGACCGCCAGGTGCGGTAGAATTTCTTCCAATCTTCACACTTCTCGCTTCTGGCCAATTCCCAGGAATCTTTCTTAACCTGTATTGCGGACGCTACTAAATCTATTGTTCTTGTCATAGTCTCTCCTATGCTGTATCAAAAATACCCATTGCTACCAGGGCATTTACTACATCACTCAATGATGTCCAGTCATTATAGTCGGTTTTCTTTTGCTGTTGGAGCTTGACAACTTCGCTTGAAGTCGCTCCGATTACTGACACACCACCACGTAATCCCCTGGGCGATGTCATTACTCGATGAGTACCATCAGTAGATACTGCTACAAATAAGCCATTACCATAAGTAAGTCCCCTCCAATTGTTTGCTTCAGCAGCAGTTCGGGCTGTCCAGGTAATTCCATCAGGCGATGTCATTACTCGATTAAGACCATCAGTAGATATTGCTACGAATAAATCATTACCATAAGTCACTCCCCTCCAACTATTTGCTTCAGCAGCAGTTCGGGCTGTCCACGTAATTCCATCAGGCGATGTCATTACTCGATGAGTACCATTATAGGATACTGCTACAAACAACCCATTACCATAAGTAACAGAAAACCAATTATTTGCTTCAGCAGCAGTTCGGGCTGTCCAGGTAATTCCATCGGATGAGGTCATAACACGATGAGTACCATCAGTAGATACTGCTACAAATAAACCATTACCATAAGTAACAGAATACCAACTATTTGCTTCAGCAGCAGTTCGGGCTGTCCACGTAATTCCATCAGGCGATGTCATTACCTGATGAGTACCATTATAGGCTACTGCTACGAATAAACCATCACCATAAGTAACAGAAGACCAACTATTTGCTTCAGCAGCAGTTCGGGCTGTCCACGTAATTCCATCAGGCGATGTCATTACTCGATTAATACCATTATGGGTTACTGCTACGAATAAACCACCACCATAAGTAACAGAATACCAATCATTTTCTTCAGCAGCAGTTCGGGCTGTCCAGGTAATTCCATCAGGCGATGTCATTACCTGATGAGTACCAGTATAGGCTACTGCTACGAATAACCCATCACCATAAGTAACAGAATACCAATTATTTTCTTCAGCAGCAGTTCTGGCTGTCCAGGTATCGGCATCCGCAAGTGTTCCCACCTGTAATACTCCAGTAGTCTTGTCATATAGTAACCCACCATCAGTTCCTAATATTCCTGAATCATTAAAGTGGATTTCCTTATCATTACCAGTTATATCTTCCCTGTGGTTTATCTTATTTCCATCCCAATACGCTATTTTAGCCATTTAATCGCCCCCCCCTTTTTTTGATTAATCGGCACTCTTTTTATACAACCTGAATTTACTTCCCGCTCCAATGGCGTTACCACCATCCATTGTGGCTAACACGAGAGATGTTATATTATCCGTTGTATTTCTCCAAATTGAGGCACTCTTCTCATTGTAATCTATTGCATTACCATTCACTTCAATTATTGACCCATCTATGAGTCTTGGCATACCACTCTTGGCACATATTATCATATCATAGTATATCGTATCTCCTGCATTGATATAAGACATATCTAAACCTGAGTATGACCCCTTCCACCACGAAGCATTATAAATTAATCCCGTGTGATAATTTGCACTGTTCCCATCATTGTTAGGTCTCACTAACAACCTATCACCCACTGCACCTGCCTTCACCGTCCCCAGTATCCGATAATACTCATCTATATTCCCATCTAATGTTGTTACGAATGTTGCCCCATTTGAAGCTGTAGGGAAATTCAATGTTTCCACGTATGTCCACATCCCCCCGCCACCTCCACCACCAGCTTCTTCTCTATGATTCAACTTACTTCCATCCCAATACGCTACCTTAGCCATTATCAAACCCTCCTTAATTCACATTCTATTAAATGATAATTAAACAAGGCTCTGGGTGGAGGCCCCATTACCTCCACCCAATTCCTACTATGGTGCGATTTTACAGCACCAACGGAACACCAATCAGCACCCTCAGGTCAGTTGCATTCTTCGCAATACCTACCTGTTGAACTACCTGGCCAGTTGTATAACCGGAAACATCCTGAATATATGCACCACTCGTAAGTGCCACGTATACGGCTCCACCAGCAGTCCAACCAGTACCAATACCTTTTACAACACCTGCCAGGGTAATATCACCGGCTACAGCGTCATTAATAGCAGCCTCAGCAATACCAACTGCTCTGGCTGTAGCGATAGCACCAGCATTCGCCTTAGCCACCGTATTATTACCATTACTATATACCACATCACCCGCAGCAATAGCACCTGAAGCCGTATATACTTCCTTCATATTACCCTTCAATACATTATGGGTATGTAAGGCATCAGCATCAGATGCAGCACCGGCAGTCAACGTATTTAGATTAGTCGCAGTCACATTGGTTGAAGTCTGAATGTCATTAATATGGAACTGGGAAGGTAACTTAACAGAACCAAAACCACTCAATACACCAGTAGCAGTTCCAGTTAAATCAATCCCATCACCAAGAGCCACAGTTGCAACACTACCACCATCACCAGCAGAATCAATAGCAATAATTCCAGTAGATTCCGTATATGCAATAG